TAAGGCTCTATAAGGATAAGTAGGGTGTATAGGATACGGTACAGCATCGTATAGTGCCTATAAGTTATGTCCGTGGCACTAGGGCGGTATAAGGACTGTAAGATGTGTACAGTATATCTATGGGCATAGAGAGGGATAAGGTAACTCCCACCCTATGACACCCTAATAGGACATAGACCTAATAGTCAGGTATATATACCCATATGGTACTATATAGGGGCAAATAACCCCCTATAATCCCCCATCTATCAATCCAACATCCGTTGGGTTGATACCATACCCTATGCATACTTGCATAATTAGCTCTTCCAGGTGCTTTCCGGGGCTCATATGGTGCAGTATGGGCATTATGGTGTGTGGCATTGCGTAAGGGGGAGGGGGTGTGTATGGCATGGTATGGCATGGTGGGTATACCACAGACCCCCCCGGGGGGGGTTAGGCCGGAATGGGACTCCCAGTTCCCCCGGTAGCCGTATATAATATGTCGCCCCCTCCACCCCCAGTCGCGATATCCGCAATCTATTCCGTCTCAATTGTGATATACTGAATAATGTGCTGTATGGCGTACTGCATAGCGCATTGTGTGCGTGCAAACATGAAGTATACTTAGCATAATCGCTAGAAATATTGCAAGTACAGAATGCAATAAAGGGTTCTATGAGATCAACCCAACTATGGGCTGGTCTTGTTTTATGTATTCCTGAAAAATAAAAAGAGGTGAAAAACATGGCTTTGACCGACACGCAGATACAAGGTGCGATTCTGTATGCCGCAGGCATTCCCACGGCGGAGATCGCCAAGAAGTGCAAGGTATCGCAGGTGGAGGTGGTCCGATGGATGGACGAGGGTGAGTTCATCGGGCAGGTTGACAAGATTGTGGAGACAGACAACCGACAGCGGGAGAACAAGGCTCTCGCCTCGCTGGGCGAGATGATGGATTCGACGAGCGCCAATGAGCGCGCGGCGGCAACCCGGACATTTCTCAACTACTGGAAAACGGCGAAGAAGCAGGTGGAGGACAGCACCTTGAGCGTGACGTTCAGGGGCATGGCGACGCCTAAAAGCGGCATGGAGGGCACGGGCGGTGGCGATACGTGAAGAAGAGCTATGGCGGTCATGTCGTAATTGACTACTCGCCCACTCCCAAGCAGATGCTGTTTCACACCACAGACGCCGACGAGGTGTTGTACGGCGGAGCGGCGGGCGGCGGGAAGTCTAAGGCAATTGTGATGGACGCATTGGCGCGCTGTATGCAATACGCCGGAACGCAGGCATACATATTCCGGCGCACATACCGGGAGCTGGACGACACGATCATCAAAGAGGCGGCGGCGAGCTACCCGAGGGAGATTGCCAAGTACAACCAGACCAAGCGGGAATACAGACTGGTAAACGGCAGCATGATCAAATTCCGTCATTGCGCAAGCGTCATGAACATGTACGATTATCAAGGCGCGGAAATTCAATGGCTGTACTTTGACGAGCTGACCACGTTCGAGCAGGAGATATACGAGTTTATCAAGACCAGAAAGCGCGCGGTGAAGGAGCTTGGCGTCAAACCCATTGTGCGAAGCTCATCCAACCCCGGCGGGATCGGGCACGGATGGGTCAAGAAGCTATTTGTCACGGCCGCTCCATACATGCAAATTACGGAGCAGCCGATCTTTAGCCCGATCCTCAACCGCGTAGAGATGACTACGACGCAGTATATTCCCGCGCTGGCGACGGAGAACCCGCACATAACCGATGCGTATATCATCGAGCTTGAAAAAAAGCCGGAGGCGTTGCGCAAGGCGCTGTTGGAGGGCAACTGGGATGCGTTCGAGGGCAAGGTATTTTCGGAGTTTGTCAACGACAGAAGCCACTACATTGACCGAAAGTACACACATGTGATAGCGCCGTTCCCGATCCCCAACCACTGGCAGAGGTACATGGGGTTCGACTATGGATATTCGGAGCCGTTCTCCTGCGGATGGTGGGCGGTCGCGCCCGACGGGCGCGCATATCGATACCGGGAATGG